TTCGGTTGCGGCTGTATAAAACAGCATTGCGTTGGAGGTGTGCTGGTAGGACAGATACCCCATGTAAGTATCTGTCGTAGTCGTTCCATCAGCGAAAGCAAGCCCACCAACGCCTGTTGTTCCGGTATAAATTGTCACCCCGGCTGAACCCGAGCCAGACCCTACTACTAAATCTGCTACGCCATTCGCGGCGTCAATGGTTAATGCTGATGCAGTACCAATCCCTACATTCCCGCTCGTATCAATCCGCATCCGCTCCGTGCCGCCAGTGCTGACAGCGACGGTATCTGCAGCTGGGAACCATACTCCAGTGTTGGGATCGCCTGTGGGGATGATAGCGGGGAGGAGGGCTGTACCTGCTTGGACGGTAGTAACACCAGTTGCACTCAGCGTCCCAGTGACAGCCGCCCCCGTCGCTGTTAGCGATAACGTCTTCACATTACCAGCATAAAAGTCCATCACGTTATCAGCAGACTCTACTAAATACGTATTACCACCACCTGCCACCCCATCTAAGTAGATCTTAGATAGGGCAGCTACGGCTATGGCATTTTGGATAACTCTAAGAGGTGTCTTAGCCATTAGTTCTTACTCCCATAATGCATATAAAGTCACCAGTCGTGCAAGCATCTATCAGCGTTGAAGTCCAGATAAAGCCGTCGAAGGTGTCACTGTAATCGTTCGCATCAGGGCGAATTAATTGGCTGTTGCGATATACAAACTTAGGTTTCCATCCCATTGGCATCGGGAAGGCTACTTGACTAGAAGTCGCGGTGAACCAACGAGGCTCTAATACTGCGCCTAATTTAGCTGTCTGCTCAGCTTTCCTTGCAAGTTCCTCGCGGAGACTCATAGCTGGAATATAGACGTCTGCACCGCTAGTACCGCTTTGTGCAATAATACCGCCAGAAGCTGATAGTGCTGTGATGGAACCTACAGCTGTAGCTTCAGATGCAGTACGCACAAGTCCCTTGAAAGTGGACCTACCGTAGGACGTGCCGACATGTAGTAAATCGGTTTCGTCATCATAGGCGAGTGCGGTGACCGCATTACTTGTGCCGGCGATGCAGCATTGCGCGTTCGCCTCGAACATGGGGCGCTCGGTTTCGTAGATGTGCTTGATTTGCTCGGCGGTCGGGGCTGTTGCGGCGAAACGGAGAAGCGCAAAACTCCCATAGCTCCACGGTTCATCAGGTGCGGAACCTTTTTTCCCAACGCGAAGATATGCAGAGGTATTTGTGAGGTTGTTCGTGTTGGCTACGGTTCCGGCTGCTACGGCGTTAATATGCCACTCCACTACACCTGATCGACGCACCAGCGCAACTAGCGTCATAGCGCCCGACGCTAACGCGATACTGGATGTTAGGTTCGCCGTGGTGACACCGCCTGAGTCTCTTGTGTATGCCGAAAGCACCCCTGTGTTAGCATTTAACTCAATCGCAATGTACGCATTGGCATACGCTGCCGCCGACCGATCAAGCAGCCTAAAGTTAGCGCCATAGGTCGTGTAGGACACCCACCCCATGATGCAGAAGTCACCCGTCCCGAAATCCAGATCGGAGTTGTACGGCTGTTCGAGGTAGTTCGCGGCGCTGAAGCCGCTGTAGCCCATCAACTGCGCGCCCGAGGCAACGGCGGCCTTGGTCAGCGAGCCGAATGCTTGTAGTCCCTTGGCCTTGACGCTGCGGTCGACGTCGGCGAGGCGGCAGGACACAGCATCAACATCGAAATACTCAGCGGCCGCCCAACTGCTCGCGCCCGTGAAGCCGACATAGGTCGTGGTTGAACTCGCGACGAATGTGAGCTGATACAGGCCGGTCGTGCTGCCCATGTTCGTCGATGACTCGTTGATCGCAGTCGTCGGGCCTTGCGCCAGCCATACGTTTTTACCGCCGACAGAGAGCGTGGCTAGCTTCGCCTTGAGTACGTAGGTTTTTCCGACGACGGTAGTAAACGCCGCGAGCCTGGCCTGTGGTGAGCCGGCTGTCGCGGTGATACGCATTGCACCGGACACAACGCTCAGTGTGGCGGATACGCCGGTCCATCCCGTGGTGTCCGTCCCGAAGTCGCCATTCGTCACCATCTCCGCGCCGGTCAGCGGATTCTCGGCCACGGTATCGGCCAGCCATGCACCTTTGATTGCGCCGACTTGCCAGCCGCTGTTGTAGTCCTTGGTGATGTACGCGACCATGCCGGCCGCAACAGATGCCGGGTTTTCTTTGAGCAGCGCCAGCTTTGATGGGAAGCCCACCGCAACCTTGCTCGACTTGTCGGCATGAAGAATCTTGTTTGGCGCTTCGGTCGTGTTGCTGTGAGCCGGGATGCTGCTTACGTAGTAAAGGCTCAGTGAGAACGAAGCACTCAGGCTGACAATATTCCTCGCGTAGCGGACGGCGTTTGAACTGATGTACCCAACAAACAGATCGCCAAGAGGCGTAATTGCCACGCTCGTCAGCGGGTCGGTGGCCGAACTACTGACAACCGTTCCACTGTCCTTGATAACGCTCACGCCACCATTCGTCGCCACCGCAATCGTCGGCACCGGCAGGCCCGTGGCGACGTCGACCGGGGCGTTGGGCAGGACGGTCATGGCGACGTCGTTGGTATGAGAATTGACAATCACCGGAAGTCTGTTTACTCGATCGGCAAATGCTCCAGAATTGCGAACAGAAACGCGCCCTTCCCACCCTCGTCCGGTGCTGTAGCCCTGAAGGTCTATTACAAATTTGTCAGCAATAAACCCCGCGAACACTAACCGCGAATAAATGGTTGCATCGTTACCGCCCATCCAAATTTGCCCATTAACTCCAGCAACTGAAGTCATGCTGTCAAGCCCAGCGCTAGAGAACACCATCCACATCGGCGCACCGGCCTGCGTCAAGTCCCACAAGATCACGCGAGCCGCTTCGACCGTAATCAGCACTTGCGCCGGGAACTGCCGCACGTTGCCGCGATAGGTCACCGTCTTGCCGCTGCCGGCGTTGAGCGTGTAGAACGCGGCGGCCGTCGTGTCGTAGTAGTAACTATTAGTCGTAGCACCCACAATAGCTCTCGCACCGGCCTCGTTAGCAGCACTTCCTAGCCAGTTACCTGACAGTGTCTCATTCTCCCAAGACGTATGTGAACAGCGCTTTCTCCAAGCGCCACCGTCAGAGTCCTTAGCGGTGTCATAGATAAAGGTATCTACGATTACACCTGGGAAGACCGTTTTGTCGATGACTGCTGCGGACAGGTCAGGTACAGATACAGCGGTGGCGATTGTGGTCAACACAGCTGTTAGTTTGAGCGTGTTAACACCACCAACGTAAGCGTCCAGGACGTCGGCGGCTGACTCTACAAGGTAAGTATTACCAGCAGCGGCTACCCCATCGAGATACAGCTTGGCTGTCGAACCGATTGCCAGATTACCAGCCGCAGATAGTACAGCTCTGACTACCGAGTTCGTGGCGAACTCGAGAGGTAGCGCACCTTCTGTGCCAATACCAGCACTGTAAGCTGTTGATCCTGTGAACAATGTTCCAGTCGATGAAGCGACACCCATGAGGAGAGCGCAGCCTGTATTAGCAATGCGATACCCAGACCAGCCAGTTGTGGCACCTGTAATGTTGAATGCAATTATGCTATTGCGTGTAGTCTGGGCAACCGTACCATTAAGCGTATGGCTGTACGAACCATCTATTCCTAGTGTGAGCGCACCGCTTGTGCTACGAATTCCGCGCACACCACCAGCATACAGATCCAGCACATTAGCGCTCGACTCAGTGATGTAGGTATCACCACCACTTAGGCCACTGCCTGCTCCATCGAGGTACAACTTATCAGCAGCTCGTATAGAGAGGCCTGTCGTGTCGATCAAGGCTCTTTCTAAAGCATTCACAACAAACCGGATAGCATAGGGAGATGCACCTGTCGCACCATACATCTGCATGAATGATGTAGCACCAAAATTACCATAGTATCCGAACCCTGCAGCTACTCCAGCAGTGAAGCCAGATGACGCTGTGGTCGCAGAGATGACACCTGTAGCACTCACCGTAGTAAATGCCCCCGCCAGCGGAGTAATCGTTCCTATGACAACGTTGTTGATCTGATTGCCGCCACCGGAGACTGTGCCGCCGAGGGTGAAGGCGGGAAGGGTCCATGTCGCTGCGGCAGTCCAAGCACCTCCAACAGCAGCGGCGACATTAATCGTTGGTGTCCCACCCAATGAATACGCCCCGCTGAATGCCCCGGTAAATGCTGGCGTTGTGATTGCCGGGGATGTCATCGTTTGCACGCCGGTAAAGACATTGGCCGCATCGCGATTCGCCGGCACGTAACCAATGTTGCTTTCCAGCGCACTCCAATTTCCGGCTGTTTGGCTCGGTGTATCAGTTAGCGCTCTGACAGAATCCCCAATACCTACAGCAGTCCCCCCTAGTGTCCCTGCGACACTGATATACCAAAGGTCGCCTTTAAGGATGGCCCCTGCCGTACCACTACCTCCTGAAGCTGGAAACGTATTTACTGAAGCGTCATAGCTACCGCGATCATCGAGCAGACCAACGACCAATCCATCGACGTATCCTTGAGTGGCGAGCGTTCCTGTAGTCGGCAGGGTGACGTTCGTTGCGCCGGTGGATGTCAGCGTGATACTGTTCGTTGCCGAGGTAGCCAGCGTTGATCCTGCGCCTAGCGTGAGCGTTCCGGTTCCGGTGGTGATGGTATTGCCGTTGATACTGGTCGCTGTGGCTACGCCGAGAACAGGGGCTACGAGCGTTGGGGTGTTGGCAAAGACCAAAGCACCCGTGCCGGTTTCGTCTGTTACCACTGCCGCAAGGTTTGCGCTGCTAGGAGTCGCCAGCCACGTCCCAACGTTTGCGCCAAGCGTGATGTACGCCGACGTGCCGAGCGTACCGCCCGTGCCGATGCTGAGTGTGCTGCCGTCAGTGCCGGCGAGAGTAAGAGTGTTGCTCGACGTGAAGGTTTTAGATGCCGCTATTGTCAGGACGCCAGTTCCGGTTGTTATCGTGTTCCCATTCACCGTCGTCGCAACCAATGCGCCAATCGTTTGCGTGCCGGTGAAGGTGTTCGCTGCGTCAGTCCGGGCGATGGTAGCGCTCGTCGTCGGGAACGTCATCGTCGTGCCGTCAGTGCCAGTCAGCGTCAGGGTATTGCTTGCAGTCAGGACCTTGCCTGCACCTAGCGTGAGCGTTCCGGTTCCGGTGCTGATGGTGTTGCCGTTGACTCTAGCTGCTGAGAGCGCCCCAGTTACAACCAAGTTGCCTGTTACTGTAGCTCCCACTGCATTCAGTCTGAGTGTATTGACAGTACCTGCTACAAAATCAATTACATTGTCGCTAGATTCAGTCAGATAGGTATTACCTGCGAAACTGCCATCAAGATACAGTTTGCTAGCAGCATTCAAGACCGTTCCATTAGCGGTCAAGCCTTGTGTATCACCCGAGATGATCTTATTGATATTGTCAATTGTCGTGTCGAGCTCAGCGTTAGTCAATGGAGCACCTTTTACAGTGCTACCAGTGCTAGTTCCAGTTTCACGTAAAAGGATCGTAGCCATTAGGCGCTCCGTACGTTCCAGATGACAGTCATGCTATCGAGAGCACCTTTGTTGATAACAGCGAAGACAGTCCTTGCGAGTAGCGTACCAGCGCCAGCTGCGTTCAGAATACCGGCCTCGACGATAGCGCCTGTACCTGTTCCAGCGGGAAAGGTTGCAGCATAGGTAAGCGTATCATTCGCCACTGTGGTTGTAGTGATAGTAGAACTCGCAAGAGCGACACGGCCAACTTCAGCCAACAGAGCTGTCTGTGCGTCTGCAGCAGCGGTAGCGCTAGTGCCAATAGCCATATGCGACATAGCAGTAGCGCTGGCATCCTTCATGCGCGAGATGATGTAGGCAAGACCTGTGTCAACCACAAGGTTGTTAACTTCACGCTCATCCTTAATGTTGCCCTCTGCGTCCTTGACGGTGATATTTAGAGAGCCCTTGAATTTGATTACTTCGTTTGTTTGCATTTCAGTTCCTTAAAATGTGGAGTAAGAGCCTGTGTAAGCTTGTGAAAAATAATCCTCTGAGCCGTACGACTGTGACACTACACCACCAGTATCTGAGACTGTTATAAGCTCAGCCGCCAGCGACTTTGTATTCGAGATCGCCAACGAATCGAGGATACTGGCTGTTTCAGTAAGCACAGACGTAATGCCGAAGCTAAAGATGTCTGTACACGTTGTAGTGTCGACACTATCTTCCGAAATACCAACGCTGAATAACGGTGGACCGTCTGTAGCTACGAGGGTGTCATTCACAATCTTGATAACTGATACTGTACTATTATCAAGTATTGAGACACTCTCTGAAGGGAATACAGCACCGATTTCAATATTAAATATCTCATCAAACAGTATTTGCTCATTAAAGCGTTTATCAATTTGAATTATACTGTCGTCACCAACGAAAATATCAGTGGTCGTGAATGTGTCCGTATCTGCTACTTTTACAGCCAGTATGATAGCAGAGTCCAATACATTAAGCTGATCCTCATCCGCAACACGCGTCGTTCCAAATACAGGAATATCGACCATGTCTGCAATATCGGTGAAGCGCGATTGGTTATTGTTCTGTAAAACATAGATGTCGCTTCTCGGGCCATACCCTTCAATCGATATGTCGGACTCTGTGGTATCGACTGTAACTGTCTTAGTGATATTCGCGTCTATTGTGGCAATATACGCTTCACCGTCTATTGTGGCAATATACGCTTCACCGTCTATTGTGGCAATATACGCTTCACCGACGATCCTTATCAGCTTAGTGGTCATATTACACCACTACTTCTGTAGGACTGAATAGAAATTCTATCATGCCTCGCATTGGTTTCCATGTCCGTTGGAAGAATACAGTATTAGGCTCAGTGACTCTTAGCTCAAAGAAGCCGTGTGTAGGGATACCAGGCTTAGGTTGCACAGCCCATGTAGTGGACAATGAAGACTCAAACTGCAGATACACAGTTGCTGGGTTAAACTCGATCCAATCTGCTGAGGTGTTCGGCGGAGTGGCATCAATAATGCCAGTACCGGTTCTACGCTTATAATACAGCGTATTATGTAGGACAAACTCCTCGCGTGTGTATGCATTACCTGCTACCCAGACATCACGATATGTTGGTACCCTGACGTTAAGTGCTGATTCTACACCGGAGGGCTGTACTGTCGAAGGCTTCGCATCAGGATCCTCAGGATCGATAACACCTGTGTTTTCAGCCTCGATGATAACAGCCTCAAATGTGAAGCCTAATGCAGCATTAGATAAAAAGTCCAACACGATTGGAAATTCGAGTCGCTCACCCTGGACAATAGACCATAGCACAGAGCCGGTGTCCGACTGAAGATCCGTCGTTATATCAATGATTCGTGATCTAGCCATGATCCCTCATTTCTTTCTTTCTCAGTTAGTAAAGATACACTAATCACTAGCGCATCCTTATTGTTAATAAAGGGGGGCGGCGAAGTAGGATAAGTTAACAGTATCACGTACTGACCAGAGAGACGCAGGTACATTATTCTTGTACCCTTATTTTGCGTATATAGGCCTGTCCGCTTAAACGTTGACAGACATCTCCAGCGATTCCATGACCAGGAAGTTAGTAGCGCTCCCTGTGAGGCCTGTTATCGACACCGTTACGTCCACGCCGGTATCCACCGAGCCGTAGAGAGGAGCAGCCACACCTTCGTTATCAGTGATAACTTGGCGAACAACAAGTCCTCTATTCTGCGCAGAGACACTGTGCTTCGCATGTGCCATACTAGCGTTGGCGGCTGTCTTCATCGTCGTAGCGCCGAGTTTCAGCACAGTAGTCTTCGAATCAGCGTTGTTTACAACAGAGAATGTAGCATCAACACTGATACTCCCATGCACTCCGAGCAAGCCACCAGGAACAGAGTAAGCCAGCATATTGACAGCTGCAATAGTTGCAACATATCCCGATGCCGAACCTACAGCTGCAACTAGACCAGCTGCCTCTTCACCTGCAGGCGTATAGGGCACGAATTGTGCCTCAGCCTTGGTGAACTTGTTGAAGACCTGACCGACTGTAGTTGTAGAGAACACGACATAGTAGTAACCTGCAAGGCCACCTACGATTGCATTCACTGGGAGATAAAGCCATGCCGAGCTGTATACAGCCGGTAGTGCTACGTTGAGTGTCACAATACCTGCTGCATCAACTGCACCATTACTACCAAGCACAACAGGTACAGCCGTCTTGACGATAACCTCTGTCTTCCTCTCCGGTGCAACAGCTGCTCTGATCATCTCATTGAACTTCGAGAGCGTGGTCGATAGTGTTCGACCTGATTTGCGATTGTATGCTACGACGTTCGAGCCGTCGTTCGACTGCATTTCCCAGTTGCTAGCTAGTTGCTGGTCGAGTATCTTTTGTCTGACGTTCATTTGTTATCCTTAACTGTTCATTAAAATTACATTGAGTCGTAAGTGCGCTCGTCTATTCCTCGTCTGTCCTTCTGCCACATCAAAAGGCGGGAAAATGCCCAGAGTTGCCCGAAAGTGGCCGCAGGAGCAGCTCGGTCGCATGCCATCACCCTCGCATCGCCGACCCCGCAATCGCCTCGCCCGTGACCACTCTGCAGGTCAGTCCAGGCAAGGGCGAAAATGCGGTCGCCGAGAGTTGCGTTTGCGATTCAGACACCGTTTGCTCTATAGGGTTTCAAGCCTCTCGTTACATGTTTTGTAATGCGAGGTGTGCCATATAGCAGTATGTCCTCTACGTTTCCAACCCCTCTTCTCAAGTATCTTCGTAAAGATATTCTGCTCGTCGTAGAAGCTACCGACAGACAGGACAATCTCTATTCTGAAACGTTCAGCTAATCGAATCAACTCCTCGTGTGCCAGGATGATAGCTCTAGCTGATTTAATACCTCGCATGTTCGTTACGTAGAACGATTGCTGCAAGAAGGAGTGCGAAGAAAAAGGGTGCTTTAGGCGTTCGGCCAGTAACCACCCTACAAGGACATCATCGTCCTTGATCGTATACAAGAAGCCACTCTTTGAATGCTCTCGCAACTGTAGCAGAGATTTCTTACGATCCACATGAATGAAGGTATCGTCATTGTAGTCTGCATAAATATCTATGCAAGTCGAAAATTCATCTATCGACTTTATCTTTTGCAAGGTTATCATTTAGTCTCCAATAGCCATCCAGTTAAGCGTGCCTGTAGCGAGCACTTGCGCAGTCGCCAATGCTACCGTGTAGTCTACAAACTTGAACGTGTTTGCAGGGGTCGTGCTGTTAGGCACAGGACGCCTAATAGTTATCAGAGCGTCCGCAGTCACCGTACCGGTCACGTATCCCACACCTTTGTACAGGGCACCGTAGGTGAACACGTACTCAGTCAACTCCATCGTCCAGTAGTTCGGATTGTATGTACCAGTGACCACGGTAGCAACATTATAGACACGCGTGTTTGATTGCAATTCCTCAAATATAGCTGTACCGTCAGCTAGATCACCATAGAAATTATTAGATGCCCTTAGGAAGTAATTACCGCCTGAGTATATCTTAGATACGTTCCATGTTTCAGCCTCACCACCGCCCTTTCTAAGCAGAATAGAACAGATGTTATTGGCATTCTCCTGGTAAGGGGTAGCTGACAAACTAGGCGTACCGAATCCGAATGTTGCTGAATAGGCTACACTATAGATGCTCCAGCCGGATGGTGCGGAGTATGCGGACATTGCGGGGGATAATGTAGTGCTAGAACTGAATCCACTATAGGGGTACGGAATGTCTGTAGGTGAACCAGATATAGGCCCACTACTAACAGCTTGTGTTGCGTACTCATATGTGAGTGAACCAAATAGACTAGCGCTCTCGTCGGACGCTGTGTACGCGATGAAGAACTCATATGTGTTCGCACCAGCAGGAAATGTGAACGACACCGTATCTGTTACGATACCTGTAGTAGCTCCTATCGATTTAACCTTCGGTGTTGAGTATGAATATGCACTACCGCTACCTGATACTCGATACCCTATACGCCAGCTTACAGTTCGGTAGATGTATTGCGATAATCCATTTCCACGGTATGACACTAGCTCGACATTGCAGGTAACACTAGCTGTATTAGCAGGCGTCGTACGCGTCGGTGTTGAAGAGTAAGTGTTGCTCGATATAGAACCAGATGTCTGATTCAACACTGTATTTACCGTACTAGCCGACAGTGTCAGATATGCTATGGCTGTAAAACGCCATTGCATACTACCAAGCGATGTTTCCGCGATATTTTGCGCTTCACAGACAATAGACTGGCCCTGCGCGACATATGCAGGATCAAAGAACTTTAACACGAAAGGTGAAACAAGAATTTTCGGTTGTGTCTTCCAGTAGCCCGGCAGTGTCACCAAATCGCCACTAGCAGCTGTACCAGTCTCATATCTCCGGAGGTAAGCATACTCTACTGCGTAACCTAATGCAGGCACGTAGCGATACAGCCTTAGATTACCACTATCTAGCCTTGAGTAATCGCCGGCTGTACTGTAACCAGCTTGTGAGTAACTCTCAATGTAACCGTCGCCAAACAGCTTCAACTTGCCACCTACCTGTATGTACTCTGTTGCCTGTAGAGTTCCTGCAAGAATCTTATCTGCTGTTAGACTCTCGATCATTGCATTCGTTATCGCACCGTTAGCGACAGCCAGTGAGCCTACGGCAATAGCACCAATCGCCAGCTTATCGCCTCCGACCGCGCCATCTGCAAGGTTAGTTGCCTCAATAATCAGCGGGTTAAGGTCGACACCATTGATCTTCCCTGTCGTTGCATCAATACCATTCGTGCCACCAAAAGCGTTTACAGACAAGTAACCATCATTGGAGATGTTCTTGAACCATAGCTTTAGCACCTTACCTAATGTTGACGGCATGGAGGCTTGCGTACCATTGAACCGATACATCTCAACTGCATCACCGAACACTGGCGTAGCACCCTCAGCTCCGTAAACTACAGTGAAGCCATGTCCATGTCCCTCGGAGTACGAAGGTGCAGGTGATACAGCAATGAACACCGTACTGAAGCCTGTCGTTACTGTCACACCGACGGCACCTGGTGGTGGTGTGGTATCTCGAACAGCTCCCACGTTCAATGCGAGGACATCGATATTATGATACACATCTCGACCGTTATAGGTGGCCTTCACAGTGAAGAAACCTACATTGCCTGTGAGCGTGGTTACGTTGTAGTAGCCCTTGTTGTCGGTATTGTTTATTGAAGCATCACAACTCGTCTCTGAATGTATTACGAATGAAGTGCTTGCTGTAACGTTTGTGTCACCGCTACGTATAGATAGATAACCGTTGGCATTCGCGTAGCCATAGTTCACTCCTAGGTTATCCTGCAACACCGTCAGTGAGTTCTTCGTTGATAGCGTATCAAGTACAGCCGGTTGTATCAACGCAGGTGTTTCCCATGTGCCAGCAGCAATGATACCTGTGCTATTTTGCGCAGAGATGATCGTAATTGAACGATACAAGTCTGTCGTACCTGCAGGAATCCCTGCTGACCATACAGTAGGCAACCCTGTCGGCAACGTAGCAAACTGAAACGTGTCAAAGTTGTAAGTACCACCGACTGGAGTAGTAGGTGTTGTCAATGATCGTGCATACACGTTTAACGGCAGTGAGGCGTAATAGTCAGTATCCGCTGGCGTCACAGCTGCCGAGATTGCAGCCCATGAGGAGAACGGGCCAAGCTTCCCAAAGAGCATCGGTATGACAACAAAGGTACGTGTCGCAGCAGCCATTGACGGCAACAGAAAGTGATCACCATGGGCAACACCCAGCTCATCCATACCAGATGTTATCGTCAGTTCGTTTACTGGCACAGAGGTGTATCGTATGGAATAGCCAGACACTCGGGAGTCATTAGAAACAACCCACGATAACGTACCACTAGACAGTGCCATGTTGCTACTTGCGAGTAGCGTCAGAGACGTCACTGCTGGTACAGCACTGTCATAGATGTTACGTTGCGGTATTACCTCGTTGTCCTTAGCATTCCACTCCAGATTCCTTGCATCGAACTTAGAAGCCTCAACAATGACATTACCTTCAGCATTGATAGTCACGCTATTAACCATCAACAGCTCACCAGGTATCTCCAGGAAATCACTTTCCAGCCTCATGAAGTCTGTCGGCTCTAATCCACCATATCTATGTGACAGCGTTATGTTGTACGAGGTTGCAGAACGCGAGCTCCGTACAATGGATTCTGCTTTTGCGAGCGCATGGTAATAGTCAACAATACCATCTCCGAAAATAGACGACTCTAATTCCACTCCGTTGTCTAAGCCGATATAGGTTCGGTATACGTCATTTACTCCGTCTACGAGTGCCCAGGCAGTTGTGTCCACCGAAGGGTCCACAGCATAGACTCGCGACTCACCAAACCTAAGCTGATAGCTGTTACCACCATAGGTTACATAATCACTTCGGTTGTATGCGGTTCCACTAGCCCAGGCTCCTCTTTCGACACCAGCACCAGGAACAAAATTTGTCTTCGGAGGCCAACTTGCCGAGTCCTCTGAGAAGTCCTTCGCCTCATTACGAAAGCGTACAGTAGCAAAGTTGTAGCGTGTGCTAGCGTTTGGCCATGTTACCTTGAATTCATCTCGCTTGATGATGTCATCGTCAGTAATGGTAGCGGCCAGAGCTGTCACCCAATTAGCAGTGTTGAGTGCTGTATTGTTACCATTGATCAAAGATCGATAGACAGTAACGTCACTAGTGCCAGAGTTCGTCTGTACAACATCATTCTTAGCGTATGTCACCAGTGCGTTGTACACATATGGATACTGCAACAGAAGCTTATACTTACCTGTTGTCCATATCAACTCAGAGGCATCCATCGTATCTAGAATTCTCTCGATGTTGTCTACTATCTTGGCATCCGAAAACATTGTGATGTTAGCTTCGTAAAGTGGAAGATCACGCGTGAGAATAGGCGTATTTCGTTTGCGCCATATTTTACCTTCAGCAGAGACACCGGACTGTACGATCTTGTCGCAGATTACCTTCGCGTTGTAGAAGCTCTCCAGATCGATTTCGTCGTATGATAATCCTTTTCCATACGCTGTGTTCGTCAGGTAGTCCAGTAAGACCAACGCTGGGTTGTTCGAATAGCTACGAGCACCTACAGTGTAAACACCAAGGCTCTCAGTAAGTGTTGCTACCTTCAATCCTTCGATGTAGAACTGTGCTGTTGGCACACCTCCGAACTGCGGATCGTCTCGATTAAGCCTGAATACACCAGAAGCGAACGCGAATCCAGGAAATAACGACGTACCAAGCACACTCGGATAATTAGCTGCAGCAATCGAATCGTTCTCATTACCGGAGTAATGCACGTCGAGTCTTAGACCGCCGGCACCACCTGTATTGACATAGTCAGCTGAAGGTGGACCCTTTGTGGCAAATCGACTGGTATTGTAATCTTGCTTATCTACGTCAGCCCATATGCAACTATTTATCGGAGCCATCGATATGACTTGCTGAACCGTCAGGTATTCGTGCTTTTTACCGCCGATACTTCCTGATAGCGCGTTTACGAGCTGCTTCTGCGAGTTGGGAGTTGTGTATGTAAAGCTACTGAGAGTATTGTGGTACACACGTATACCACCTACTAGACAGCGGCCATAGACGATGTTAGCTGGACTGGCTTCACCTTCAGCAACGATCTCAATACCTTTAGCGCGGTCTGCACGTTCAAACGCCTCTTGCTCAGCCTTTTTCTGTCGCTCTTTTGCCTTCTTCTGTTGTTGATGTTGTACAACCATACTAACAATAAAAGAGAATACCGAAAACCAACCCATTAGTATTTCCCCCAGATTAGATCGATGGATTTAGAACCATCGTATACTTGATCGAATGATGTATCTGATGTCATGCCTATCTGCCTTAGATAATCCTTTGAGGTAGTGATTACCTTCTTAGCATCTAAGTTCGCAACAGGAGATGAACCCTCGATAATGGCATCTACCTCGTCGTCTTCAGACACCGTATAGCCATGCGAGTCGATTAGACCTTTGTACACTAAAGGTATATCCGCAGGTTGCAGGAGAGGCTGTCCAGGTAGAGCGCCACCGATAGTGATGGCAAGTGTATTGAAGAATCCATAGTACACCCTGAACTTAGTACCTACAAGGCCCACCTCGAACATTGGCCTGAAGACAAATGCTGGATCAGCGTAAATCAGCTTGTAGGCCTCTCTGTCAACTACACGAGACAACTTAGGAGGCTCTGTGGATTTCAGATTACCGTCAGCAAGATATGTCACACCGTCTACCGTGATATTGAATGGCGCTGTGGTGTGATACATCGGAGTGCTAGTCTCTATGTGAACTAGTGTGAAGATAGAGACAGTAGACTCTGCTAGTAACGTGAGAATGTTATTACTAAGGACACGCATTAGGTGGCCTCTATTAGTTTGAGCATGCCAGGATCCTGTAACACGCCATCGATATACTTCATGCCCGATGCGTTGTCTACGTCGTAGAAGGCGCGCATTGTAACCTTACTACCGTAGGTTATTACAGTTCCAGGAGCTTTAGTTGAACGTAGCTCTGGGAAGACCTTCGTGTAGGTCACGTCAGAATTGTCGACGATCAGATACACTTTCGAGTCACCTGCGAATGTAATGAACTCACCGGCCTTTATCAGTGACTTAGTGATGCCACCCACGACGATAAGGTCAGTACCAACGCTCGCCGACAAAGAAACGACAGGTGTATAGCCTTCAGGCATCAGATCACGTGAGTACAGTTGAGGCATCCGTACATAGAAGTACTCGGTTACATTTTTGAGAACCGAGTGTACGAACAACTCTGAATTCGTACGAATGGGCATTATCATCGAAGATATTTCCCACCGTTGTGCTTTCCGATCTTGTGTTACTCGCTTGAGCGACAGTGTGTCGGATACACTGGCTCCTTGATTGTTGATGATCTCCAGAGGCGCGGCAAATATCGCGATAAGTTCGGAGCCGACCCCTGTGTTCGTGCTACTTCGTAAAATTCCAAACATACGCTCTCCGTTTAAAAAATAAGCCCTGTCTGTATACTACAGCGTATACGGGCTACCTGTTTAGTTGCGATGTCCATTCTCACGATTGTTCATGTTGACACCTGTCGTGATCTGTGGTAACATCGAGATTATCTCTTTACGCGTCTGGCGAGAGATATCACCTGTGATTTTGATATTGACGATTTGCTGATTCCCGCGAGCAGTATCACTGAAAGCGGCAGGTCCGGGTACTACAACCCCATCTGACACCATACCACCTTCAGCAAAGCCGTGGAAATTACCGTCGTTGATTGCCATCAGCATGTTTCTGAAACGCTTAGTGGATGCGGCATTAACAACGAACTCACCGTTCGATAACATCGCAGGGATACTATCCGAGGTTCCATTACCTGGGCCTACGACACGACCCCCTGATGCAAATAGACTAGGGATGAAGTCGAACACACTTGAGACATCGAAGTCAGAGAACATGTCAGAGATGCCACTAAACAAGCCACCGGCACCACCCTCTTTGCCACTGAACAAACCGCTTATCCCATTAAATGCCGAAGTCAGCGTCGTCTTCAGGAAGTCCCAACCCTGCTCTAACACCGAGGACAGACCATCCCATGCATTCGTCAGTGTGGTCGACAGTGAAGAATCACTCGTTGCTAATGTTGCAGCCGTTTCACTGTTTGCGGTCTCAAGTAGCGTCTTGGTGTTAACACCTGCATCAGCAAGAACAGTAGCTGTGGCTGTGTTACCCGCTGCAGCTAGATTAGCCTTCGCTGTATTATCCGTCGAGAAAATATTGGAAAGTTTCTCATTGAACCAGCCGAATATACCCTTCTGCTCTTGATTAGCATCCTTAGCTGCATCACCAGACTTGGCAGCTGATTTTCCATCCAGACTAAAACCCTTGCCAGAGAGGAAATTGCCAGTCTTGCTACCTAGGTCAGATACACCGCCGATGATGACATCATTCACTATCTTGTCGACAATACCACCGGCAAACTTAGTCGCCATCGAGGAGAAGAAAGAGTCGATGATCTTGCTGGATAACGAGTCGGCCCATTGCTCGATCATTCCCTTGAAGGTGATCTTACGCTTGGCAAAGGCAGACATCGACGTCTCCACTTCCTTGAAGAATGCCTGCGAGAAGGGCTTGGCCATATTTCGGCCCTCAAAGGACGAACTCATCATCGACAGCAGAGTAACTTCATTGCTGAACACTTCAGTATACTGCTTTAGGAACTCACCAGCAGCATCTTTAGCGAGAGATGCATTCACACGAACACCTTGTGTTGAACCTGTCTTCTCCAGTTCAGCGTAACGTTCGTATGTCTCCATCATATCAAGTATCTTGGCATACGCAGTTTTAGGAACGGCTGCACTTATATCGGCCAATTGCTTGCCAGGAAAGAAGTCACCCAGAGCGCCTTTGTAGTCCATCTCTTTCTTAACTTCAGGCGTAAGGTTCTTGAAAATCTCAGCTACAGCACCTTGTTGCCCGCTTATGTTGTTCACAAGCTTGGCTCTGGATATTTCAGACAGATTAGTGGCACCTAGTGACTTCGTATTAAGTGCTATCTCATCAAGGGCCTTTCCGACAGTCGTCAGTTGACCAGCTTGTACCAGCTTGGTGACATCAGCAATTGTTACTGGATTGGCCAGTGCACCAGATGCATTGATGTACTTCGCAACACCTTCAAAGTCGCCTATCTTCTCGATACCTGTAGGGTTTCCAGCTACCATGTCACGGATCATTTTGCTAATATCGACACCTGTGTTAGCCTTGATCCATGCATTGATGCCTTCAACGCCTTTCATCATCGCAGCCTTGAAATCCGCAAGTACTGATGTGGATTTTTCTGTCTCAACAGTTTGATCTGCAGTGGCAACAGATTGACCGACGATAGCGCCCTCCGCCTTCGATATAACACTCACCATATTCTTAGAGTAGTTTGCATCTGTGGCGTAACCACCTTTTTGTACAGCCGTGGCGTACTCGCCTAAGTCCTTCCTACCACGCGCACCATCGTATCTCTTGCTGGACATTACACGTTCGAAGTCCTTAAAGAAATCGTCAATGGTTGCATACTTAACGTAGTTGCCGCCTTCACTGGCAGGGCGTGGAGAGCCTTTAGAGCCGTTCGGATTGCCCTCAGTATATGTAATCCCACCGAAGTTGTTATTCAGCTTCGCAACATTAGATGTACCGCCCTGGCTCTCATAGTACAACTGCTTCAACAAAAGGTCAGAATCGATGCCCAACGAAGTAGATATACGTTCTGCTTGTGGCTTGTACTTCTTTATGAAGCCTCCTAGATTGAATCCAGGCACACCACCGTTAAGCGCCTCTAAGAACGGTCTGAATTGTGCAGCAGCCTTGGCGTTTACGACAAACTCACCGTTTGACAGCATCGCAGGGATACTATCAGACGTCGCGGAGCCAAGTCCGAATACAGATCCTCCTGTAGAGAAACCTGGAATACCTCTTGCCTTGTTCGTCATGAAGTAATTCAAGGTCGTCTCTAGATCGTCACGTCTACCTGTCTGGCTTTCTGCGATATCAACGGCAGGGGCAATCATCTTGCTCTTGTCGAACTTAGCGAAGCCTTTCAGTAGATCAAAGTTCGTCGTACTGAACTTACCAGTTAGGTCTTGAAACGTCAATGCACCAGAGGAGTTATTGATCTTAGCATCATCAGCTATATCTATGAGGCCTCTCGCTCTGGTCAACGCATCGTGATCGTTTAGCATGCTCCTTGCAAGGTATGAGCGCGCTGCTATGGCTAAGGTCGCTTCACCCGCCGGACTCTTAATAGCCGCATTCTCGAAAGCCCACTTAGATGCTTGTGCCTCAAACAGAAAACGTGAATCAAACATGTCCTGGTAATTGGCGAAACGAGCCATATACTGCTGGTTCAATGCAGAACCTATTGCGTTCGCTTCCTTATACTCGTTACTGCGCAAGTAAGGCTCGCCGACTTCTCTGTAACGCTTCAAGGCCCTCGCAGAGTGCTCTTCAAGTTGCATACGTAACGGCAATATGTCGCTACGTACCGTTTCCAAGAAAGCATTATCAGAATGGATATGTCCAATCTCATGCAATGACACGTAGTACTCGCCGTATCCGTTCTCTGGAGTGATAGCGGGGACATTAAGTGTTTTACTTGCTGGATCAGTACGCGCTGCAACAGCATCTACATACTTAAGTTGATAGCCGACCAGTCCTGCTTTAGTGGCGACATCTTGTTGCATGGCAGCAACTATTGCAGGTGAGACACCATTGTTGATAGCCTCGAGCAACTGCATGTTGTCCTTAGCAGCTGCGGCCTTAACGACGAATTCACCGTTGGACACCTTAGCGTTGATACTGTCAGATGTCCCCGTTCCTGGACCACGAACCTTACCACCACCTGAGAAGGCTGTATAAGGATACGGTTCAGCTTCACCATCTTGTTGCTCACCACGCTGCAGGAGAATGTTCTTGGTTGTGTCGAAGAAATTTGTTATACTCTTTCCGACAGACATACTCCAATCTAGGAATCCTTTTTCCATTCTAGCAGCAGTAGCATCAGGTAGCAGCTTAAAGTCGCGTCCACCATCAGGCAGCATCTCTACCAGCAGCGGTTTCTCCAAACCCATTGTGCCTAGGATGGCCTTCTCCACATGGACACCTACTTGCTTGCCCATACGTTCAGCTTGCTCGAAGTCACCTTGCGCTATCGATACGGCAGTTGCACCGATACCCATTGCGGCTGAGGCAGCATGCTGTCCAGGTGTCGTCGGTTCAACATCAGGACTGTCACCCATTAGCCACGGGAACTCTTTCTTCAGATAATCTGTCAGCGCCTTAGCACCAAGATCGAGGCCTTCTTTTATTGCCTTAGGGATCTCATCAGTAACAATGAACTTAAGTGTGTTCCAGGTCTCAGGCTCTTTGAAGAACAACCAACCCGCGATCAAAGCTGCAGTGATGATTGCGCCTATAGGCGTGAACACAGCACCGAGAACCGCACCGAACAACAAGGTGAAGGCAGATACCGCTGTAGCACCAGTGAGCTGACCTAAAATGCCAGCACCGATTGTGACAGCTATCTTCTGATGCTCAGGTAAGTCAGACTGTCGTGCAAACTCAGAACCAGCTGTGAAGCCTGCGTAGCCACCTAAGAAGCCACCTGCGCTTGCTAACGAGTTCTTCAGACCATCCTTGAACTGAGTGGAAGCATCACTAATGCTCTTACGCAGTGTGTCACGTGTAGCTGAAAGCTGTTGTATCTGTGGGCCAAGCATTGCCACTTGCGACGTAGCGTTTGTAACTTGGCGTTGCGAGAATGCAGCGCCCTCTTTGATGGTCTTGTTAAGCGACAACAATTCCTTCTGGATAGGAGCTACAGCGCGTTGCGCGTCATTAGCAGTGGATAGCCTAGAGATGGGCAAGTCATTGACTAGCTTCTGTACCTGTGCCTGTTCACTTAACCGCTTCGTATTCAGTGCCACCACTGCCGTCGATCTGTCGAATGTCTTGGTAGCGTCCTTAACTTGCTTGTTAAGATAGCTCAGCTCAAGTTGTTTACCGACCGATTTTCCCATCGCAGTTGGCGAAGTAATGACATCGACAAGAGCACCGCCAGCGGCCTTTCTATTGTCCGAGGAAAACAAGAACGCCAGAGCTGCCAGCTTAAGTGTAAACTCAGCGATACCCTTCACGACGGCTATAAGCTTGTCACCCATGCTGTCAGCAGTCTCTAGGTACGTTGATATTGGACCGAAAGCGCCACTACCAAAGATTGCTTCTTTGATCGACCTGCCAATATCCAACGTAGTGCGAATGCCTTTAACGAGTGCGTTGACGAGCGTCCCTTCATCGACGTTCTTCGCCAACATCGTGCCGGTCAGCCCTACACCACTCACAGCAGCAGCTTTAAGTAGGAAGCCACGCATGGGGGCCATCGATGAGAAGATAACAGTAGGTATCAAAAGCATCGCGCCTAAGATAGCAGTCAGCGTTGCACCAATAGCTAAAGTGGCAACCACCTGATCTTTGTTGTCGAACGCATTTATGATGTCATGCATGAACGGTCTATCGACTTCTTGTTTGTGAGGACCGAATGGGACTTGCGCGCCGCCTTTATCGTCAGGGATACCTACGATCTGCCGTACTAACTTGCCACGATCAGTGCTTTGTAACCAGTTTAGGCCACTAGCTACATCCGACTGTTTAGCGATGATACGGCCTAATGACTTGAAGAATCTAGGCACAAACGAGATGAAATCGTTGTACATGTCACCGATAGTAGAGAGGGCGTCGCTAGTGTGAGACGCAACAGAGCGACCGAGTCCATTAACAAAGCTGAGAAGCCTCTCCACATAACTTTCTTCGGCGGCTTCTATATTACTGGCTACCAGACCCTTAGATGCTATCCCTGTAGACAGCGCCTTGCCGATTTCAGTGCTAGCACTCTTGTTCATAGAACCGAGCAAATCAAATGGCTTAGCCTTAGCACCGTCACCTAGGTGATTCTTCCTGAACTCGGGGAATGTACCTTTAGAGTTCTTCTGGAGGTTGTTGAGATATTCTACGGTGTCGAAACCAGGCATTTCAACTTTAGGCGGCTCCTTTACAGCCTCCTTTATATCCTTCAAAATCTTAACCTGCTTGACACTTTCGTCGAGTATCTCGACATTAGTTTCTGGATAGATAATAGGGGCCAGCCATTCCTTACGCCAAGCTTCTATTTCTGCCTCTGTGAAACCTGTATCACTCTTATTAGGAGCTGTAGTTTTCTCATCTGGATAGATAAGTGGTTTCAGCCATTGATCCTGCCAGTCTTTGACCTCCTGCTTGGAGAAGTCACTCCAGGGGTTCGTGGAAGGTGCTTTGTAGTTGGCATCAGTCGGCTCAGGTAGAGCTTTCGGTGTTGGTTTCAACCACTCAGCTGCCCACGCCTCGTCTGCAGTTTGGGTACGAGCCTTAGATGTCGTAGATGCGGCAGGCTTATCAGCAATACCTAAGACCTGCTTCCAGTACTTAGCTGCATCAGTGAACACCGTCTCGAACATCGATGTGAATGTGACCAGCAAGGGTTTCACTGCAGTGGTCATCTTACCTATCCAGCTGATGACACCCTCTACCAAATCAGGGATCCACGAGTTGCCAATGACTCTGTCATACAGCCAGGCGAAGGCAGCTTCAATTCGTTGTACTGTGCTGATGACCTGTTTAGCAGACGCCTCGAAACCACCGAATGTGAACTTCATGTCGAAGCTCAGCATGTCCCCCAACATCTTAGCAATCTTCTGGAATGCGGCACCTGCCGTATCAGGTAGATCAGAAAAGAACACCAATAATGGCATCAGCGCTACGATAGCCTTAACCTTCAGGTAGGCCATGTCTGTGATGAAGCGAGTAGCGAATCCTGTGATGGACACCGCTAGCTTATCAATGAATATGGCGATAGGATTCGATCCACCGAACAGCTGCAAGACAGCCTGCATAATCACTGTGAATGCATTACCAAGGTTCTTCAGAGAGCCACCTATGGTAACGAATCGACTCATGTTCTTGTTGATCTCGTCCGTTTGTGACAGAATACCTGCGAACACACGATTCGCTGATAGTGTACCTTCCTCACCCATCAGCCGTAGTTGGCCGATTGATACGTTCATACTCTTGGCAATCACTGTAGCCAATTCAGGTATGTTCTCGAGGATAGACCGAAGTTCGTCACCCTGCAGTCTGCCAGAGCTTAACGCTTGACCAAGCTGCAGAATACCAGCAGAGGCTTGCGCAGCTTCTACGCCGGAGGACTTTATGATGCGAGCAACGTTAGCTGTCACTTGCAGTGCGTCCTTGCTAGATGCGCCGAAGTTCTCAGAGGCACGCCGCAGTTTGACATACAAATCAGCCACATCAGTGATCGCTATGCTTGCATCCATAGCCACAGCGGTTATCTCTTTGAATCGTTCAGCCTGCGCGCCTGTGCTTTTCTCCACGAGACGGAGCTTAGCATTCAGTGTGGCTACCTTGTCGGACAATGCTGCTACACCAACAGTTGCTACTGCGATAGCCGCGAATTCGCCAATAGAGCGTGTAGCTCGCATCAAGCTATCTGACATGCTGTTGGCTGACTTACCGATATCCTTTACCGAATCAGACAACCTGCCAAGCTTGGCCGTATTAGCCCCTGAGCCTACCTTATCAGTGGCCTTGGTGATAGCCTCAAGTTTCTCAGTTGTCTTGTCAGAGGCAGTACCGATTCCTGTAACAGCCGTGACTAATCTCTGTATGTCACTTTCGGCTTTGGCGGCATTAGTTTTTACTTCTAGTTCAATTGCCATACTACCTCCGAAAAAAATCCCCTAGATAAGTTCTCCTTATCAGGGGGCGTGTCATTTGACACTCACGGGACCAGTTAGTCTACCGTATTTTAGTGCAGTTCGTTCTACGAAGAATTGTGGTGCTTGCTTCGAGGAACCACTATTCAAGTCCTCAATATACGGTGCATCGTTACTGACCACGACACTATTACCGTTAACAGAACTCTTCCAACGTGATCTTGCGTAGCCTGTGTCGACTGGCGTATTTATCGCCATGTCTATTGCCATCACCTCGGCTACGGTCTTGGATTGCTTAACGCGCTCCTTTAAGAGTTCATCTCTCATGCCCGCGAGAGCCTTGTCAATTCCCTTGGCTTTTACTGTCAGCATTTGAGTCTCCTAGTAGCGGATTAATATTACCCTTCGCACCGAGCAATTTCTTGAACAATGCGCTGGCTTTGAAGTTTGCACCTGAGATCTTACCAAGCTTCTTGTCCTCATCACGCTTCTTAAAGATAGGCGCTAATGAAGGAAACAGCTCTTCAGGCTTTTGTTTCAGACCTTGTGCTTTCAGTAGAAGAAATGTCCTATAATCTTCTTGCCAACCTGCAGGCCGTCGTTTATAGTACTCTATCCACCCCGTAAACTCGTCATAGGGCATTTCGTCTAATAACCGATACAAGGGCAGACGAAGAGTTTCTGCTAATTGAAAGAACACAAGCTCTTCGTCTGATAGATCCATTTACTTACCCAGGCCCGAGTTCTTCATGATTTCAGCAGACAGTTTCGTCAACTCATCCATCGGAAGATCAGAGATGTCGGAGTCACTGTATTCAGCGAATTCCGGGCAACCTGTGCGAATAACGAACAGCAGAACCTTGAGGTTGTCCCCTTCATCGTTCTCATTGCTCTTGACGAGCTTTTGAATTTCGATGACCTGGTTCACGGACAGCTTGAAGATCTCTACTTCTTCTCCCAGAAACTTGATTTTCTTCGGAGTCTTGTTGGCGGTAAATCGCATGCTCATTTTGTTATCTCTTTCGATGGATAGCATTATTTGAAATCCTCTTGATGCTTCGCCTGGAACTCATCTAAAGCCTTGAGCATTCCATGCAATACACCGAGAGTCTTGAATAATTCAACAGACTTCGGGCCTTCCACAAATTCTGGCAGACGTTCGTAAGTCTTTCTGATACTGATATCTACGCAACGCCGCATGTGTTTCGCAGTGGTGCGCAGTACATAACCCTGACTGAAGGGTTTCTCTTTCTGATTTTCCATTATTATCCTTAACATTGAGGACGCCGAACGCGGTGGTCTTCGGTCGTTTAAGATAGGGCAACCAATCCCTATCTCCTCAAACGTCAGCTATTAGGCAACCGGCTCAGTGGTGTAAGCACCATAGAAGTCGGACTGGATCGACAGCGTCAGGGTCGCGGTATTCGCGTCCGTCAGCTGCGGATTCACCAGCAACGCCTCGATCTTGCCCAGCCAGAAGAACTGAGTGTTCTTCGTAGCAGTGCCGTCAGAGGTGTCACCACCCAGGGCGGTCGAAGCAGCAACCGAACTGTAGCCAGGAGGCTCAGCATTCAGAAGCGTGAAGCGGAAGGCGTGGGTAACGCCGTCAGCAACAGCTTGACCCAGAAGCGTAGTGCTCGCCCAATCGGACGGCACGTAGTTGACAGTGACTTCCAGATTCGGAGCGTCAGACTGACCTTGTACCTGTTGCGACTGCGACTGTCCGAAGACAGGCACGTTCACAATGTTCGGAGGAGTACCGATAGCGGGAAACTCACGAACGTTCGCAATACGAGCGAACTTGGTAGCGCCAGCAGCGGCTTGGTCAACCGAGGTGAACATCGCCGCCCAATTGGTGATAAGACTGGGAGTAGCCGGAAGAGCCACGTCCGTATCAGCGCTAGCGCCGAAGTGAACGGACAGGTCCGAGTACATACCAGCGCCGATAGAAGAGATGTGTGCCATTTGTTAATCCTTAAGAAAGTAGTTGAACGGTACTGAATAGACGGCTTTGTACAACGCTGAGTTGTCCTTATCGTATCCACTAAGTACTAAATTGCTAGAACCAACCTGTGTGTGTCCACTTCCTGTTTCCAAAGACTTTCCAACGAGATGTTTATCAAGCTTGTCAGCTATCTCAACAACACGCTTTGGGCCTTGTCCAGCTTGGACGAATATGTCTATATTCAGGATTCCAGAAGTGGATTTCAGATTGACACCACTACCTCCCGAGATGATCGAAACTCTTATGTACTCATTGTTTGGTGCACTACCAACGTAGTTTGTCGGAAACGTTAAGACACCCTCGTTGGTCCATCGTGGCCTTTTGAATACAGAAAACACGTCCTGTTCCACAGCAGAGTATTTACCCATTATGTGGCCCTCGTGACTGTAACTGTTGTAGTGTATCCATTATCCTCTACCGGATGCGATATTCGCCATGTGTTGCCATTAAAGGTAGCTGTGTCGTAGACCGAAAGGTCGGACAAGTCCTCAGAGATCATCATCAGCTCGGCAGTCAGAGTGTTATTCTCTGGACTTTCGCCTTGCTGCTTCTTATCCCTACGCTTGGTGTTCAACACAGCTCTAACAACGGTCGTGACAGGAGTGGTGGTAGCCACAGTACCAGTCGCGAAGTTAAAGCTGGATGAATCCTTTTGCGTCAACGTAACGTCAATAGCTAGATCGCCTACGGCTTTGAAAGCCTTCCTTACAGCCTTTCGGACTGTCGCAAGGTAGGACATTAGTTAGCCCTCCATACAGCATTGCGTCCTCCTGTCCGCAGCATAGGATTGATAATCCGACGCACACTTGCAGGGATCAAGCTTACAGGAATGATGTTCTTCAGTTTGATCGAACCCACCTCTATGTCGATTACACCGCCCGTACTATCCATCAGACCATCGTTGTTCAGAACGTGGTAAGCTAGTTCGTACGTAGCATTCAACACTCGGGTGGGCGAATCAACATCATCAAACGACTTTGTTATGCCCAAACGTGGATCCCAATAAGAGCCAACCCTAGGAAAGGCCAGTGGTTGATCCTCACTTACAGCGGTTCCAATCCAGTTTAACTCATCTAATATGCTGGTAGCAGTGACCAGAGATTGAGCTTTTAGAGTGTCGCTAGCTTCAGTCCATGCAGCAACATCCGGCTTGTTAGCAAAGTACAACTCAGCCTCTGCCACCTCAACATACGAGTTTGTTCCTTTGATCAGCGCCATAAGTGACAAGTCCTATTAGGCGTGGAATACCGGGAGAATGCCCAGGCTCAGCGCGGAACTGTACTTGCGCTGCCACACGGACTGAACATAGGCAGGGGTGCCAGTGACCAGGCCATCAGTAGCGGCAGTAAGCGCCACTTGAACAGCGTTCTCGATAACAGCCTTGTAAGCAGCGTCGTCAGCAAACACGTTCTCGCTACCAGCCCACTTGTAACCGACCGGATGAGCGATGTAACCCCAACGATGCCAAATCGCAGTAGAACCACCACCCTTATAGGCAGCAGCATTGCGCTGGATTTCGACGGGATCAGGCACGTTCAGTGCATTGAAGTTGATCGCGCCAGGAAGAACGATGAAGCTCGTCTTGGTACCGACCACATCAACGCCAGGACCAGTGTTCATCTTGGTGAACTCGGCAGATGCCATGCTCTGAGTAGCACGAGTCAAGATAAGACGGAACTTACCCTGGAAGATCGTGTTGAACTCGATGCCAGCTTCGCTGACCTTATCCTGATCCACCAGATTGGCAGAACGGAGCGAGGCCATGACAGCGGGGCTGACGACCAGATAAGCATACGACGGCTCGTAATCCTTCCAAGCCATACCCATGGCAGTCAGGAAGCCCTCAGCGCGGGCAGCACCTTGAGCAGTAGCCGAAGCAGCAATGACCGGCAGCACGTTGCCCAGATCGACGTAGAAACCATACTTCTTGTCGGTCGGGTCGTTGTCAAACGTCTGTCCACCCAGACCGTTAGAGCCTTGGGCCTTGCCAGCACCGTTCAGCAACTCAGCAATAGCGACACCCTTGCAGACTGCAAGAATGGCGTTATGCTCGTCTTGAGCACGCGTCTCAGCGAAGTCACGACCGAACTTGGCCAGACCATCTTTCTGAGTAACAACTTGCTTCATGTTGACCTTCTCAGCACCTGCAGTCCGGACAGACTTGATGTATGTCAGGAATTCAGTGTCGGAGGTCGTCGCTGTACCAGCAGTACTGTCAGTAAGCGAGGCCAGGTTAATGGTCGGGGTAAGCGGCTTTTCCCAACGCAGTTGACCGATGAAGGTCTCAGTTTCAGTATCGATTTGCGAATTCGCCACGGTGATGCCGGTGTTGACCAGCTTCTTCGCGTTCGTATAAGCTTCATCGTAGTACGCACCAATAGCCGATTGCAGAACGGTATCAGTTGCGCCAGTTACACTCTTAGTTGCACTCATAAATATTTCCTTGTTGTATTATCGTTGCGGCAGTCTGCCTTCAGCAGCCATTCGGATCACTTCGTCTTGTGATTTGGCGAATAGCGATGTGTCGCCAGAGCCACCATCATTCCCACCCTTGCCTTGTCCCGAACCGGAACCTCCGCCAGAGCTAGCTTTTGTTTTGAACAAGAAAGATTGATTGTCATCAGCAACATATGCAGCAATGAAGTCTTTGATAGTGACACCGCTCTTGTGTACCCATTCGCCCTTATCGTTGCGAACAAGACCTTCAGCGATTTCCTTAAAAGCCATCTCAGCTGCGCGATCGTTCTTGAAATCCAGTCCTTGTAGTGCTGCACGCACATTCGCATCCCGAGTAAGCTCAGTATTGCGACGTTCCAATTCTGCATTCTTTGCATCCAGTTCCTTGCGCTTCACTTCAGCATCGGCAAGACGAGCCTCGTAGACCTCACGGTGTTTACCTTCGGCCTCAAGTCGCTTGATTTCAGCTTCACGTTCAGCGGCTTCTTTCTCCTTGAGCTTCTTCTCAGCAGCGTCTCGGATTTCGTAAGCCTTGTTGAGGTTATCTTTGAGGCCCTTGATCTGAGCTTCGATTCCCTCTTGAACTAGACGAGCGATCTTCTGTTCTTCTGTCTCACCCTTAAGAGCTTCCAGCCGATCCAATTCCGCTTGTTCCAGCGCAATCTCTTCGGTAGTCTTAGGAGTGCCATCTTCTTTATTCGGATTTATTGCCATGATTTCAAAGCTCCTGGGCACAGCCCATTTAAAATGTTAATGAGTACAACTCATTATCCAATTCCGTACCAGTAATGATTACCCTTGAAGTCGTGCGTTATCTTTACTAAGACATCGCTCTTCTTCAGAATATCACTCTCTTGTAACTTCTTACCACCGACAACAGATCGACCAGCGATAGGTATCAATCCAATGTCAATAGCTTCGTTCAGATACTTGTCATAGAGTTCCTTAGACAAGCCTCTATCACGCATTTCGTTAAGTGTGTCTAGGATAACGTTCTTATCCAGAACATTCGCATAGATTTCCCTAAGTGCATCCCTTGACTTCAATAGATCGGCAGCGTTGGCCATGAACGCGTCATGCACCGTAGCAGTAGGTATGTTGTTCTTACGTCCCCATAGATGATACTGCTTCACAAGTGTGGCGTCATTAGCATGGTTTCCGTTAACGGCAAAGGCTGTTCTAGCTTTGTTTACATCAGCAATGTCCCTCATGGTGTCTGTTTTGTTTCTGAACTCTTCCCACCACGTAGGGTCAGTCTTCTGTTTGATCATGAGGATGTTGGTCACCCAATCACCATTTGCATCACGATACACTAATCGCTCTTCGAACGCCTGTGTGAAATTCTGTTCAATAACCTTGCCATCAAAATTAACCCAAGGGATGTTCGTCCATTGTTTCGGCATCTTGTTCGGATACAGTACATCGAAGCCTCCGTAGAGTGTCTCTTCGATCGCACCTAACTTGAACTTTACCTTTCCAAGTGTAGTGCCAGTACGTCTGTCCAATGGAGCTTTAACACCGTAAATGACTTCAGATAGTAAGTCTCCTGGTTTATACCAAGGGACACGCTTAAGGAATTTCTCGCTGATTGATTCACTGGCTTTTGTACCCAACAACTCTGCCACACGCGGTGGTAGTTTGTCGCCAGCCTTGTAAGCACCGAAAAGCATCTGCCGCAGGATCTTAGCTTCGTCGAAGGACGCTTCATTCGGCTTGGCACTAGTGAGGAAGTCCTCAGCTAGTCTACCAAAGTAACGTGTGAAGTCCTTAAGAATAGGAACCTGTACAGCAAGATTTTCGCTCATGATCTCAGCAATAAGCTTGAAATCATTAGGTGTTACAACTTTATCGTATGATCGAGATAGCTTCTCGACGAACTCGTAGGTCTTCGGTTCTAGGAACCATAAGTCCTCTAAGAGGTCATCACCAGGATCTACACCTCGGTTGAAGATATCCTTGACATCTTGTCTCAAAGCCTTTAGCTCAGATGCAGTGTCAGGATCGAATCTCTCAAAGCGCGCCGCTCTAGCAGCGATCTCATCGAGTACTTTGTCACGCTCAGATGCTTTCACAACGAGCAGACCTTCATTCTTTCCCAATGCCTTGGCCAGCTTTGTTTCCACATTCATAGCACCAGTGCGTTGACCTGCACCATAGAATGTGACCATGTTTTGTGCCTTACTTGCCTTCCGAAGATCCTTCTCAGTCAAACCAAGCTTCTGGTTCAACTTAATGAATCGAGGATCGTTGAAAGTAAGTGCAGCGATTTCGTCATACAACCGCTTCTTCTGATTCGTTGCGAGTACATTAGACAATTCAGCA